GTAGTATTAATGATCAGGTTATATTACTGATCGTATACCTTACATATAATAGTGTTACCACTATTATAACTATAGTATACCCTCCTTTTCTTACAAAGGATCTATGTCTATTGTATTCTAATTAAAAAAATTAGCGTAGGCATCATATGCAGAAGCCGGTGTTTGTTTAACCGGTTCCTTATATGTACCTTCGTCCAGTTCTTTTAATTTCTTTAGATCAATAGAATAATTATTTTGGATTAAGTTAAATAAATCGAGATTATAAGAATATGTAGATTCTCCAATGGAAGAACCATACATAATTTCATCAGTATCATTTATTTTCTTAAATCCTAAACTAAATATTTTTCCTGTATTTAGTAATTCGAGTGTTTTATTTCTCTCTTTACCAAATACATTATCAATATTCAGCATTAATAATTCCTTAGATTTCTGTCTGTAATTAAGATGATTTACATCTCATTTACTTACAGAATCTTTGTAATTATTAATGTAATTAACTATTCCTTTAAAAATAGGATAATTCCTTAATTCATTTGGATCCTCTAGATTATAGATAGTTTTATTTTCTATAACTTTTGAAGCCAAATTATTAAGAGAAGTCATACTATTTTTGACGGAACCTCCCATTCCCTGAGCCACAACATCATCATAAGTATTATGAATTAATTGTTCATCAGGGATCATGAATTGTTCATTCTTAATATTTAAACATAATAATTCTCTGAGAGAATCATATGTTAAATATCCGAATGAATAATCCAATGATTTATGGAAGGTATAGATCTTCATTTTAAATCTTGAATTATTAAATTTCTTTGATAATTTAAGACTTAAACCTTTGTATAGAGAAGATAATATACATGGAAGATTCTTAGTAGAACCTAGGTAGTTTCCCTTGACTTTGTAAAAGTCATAGAGATTTACCATTACAATGAAAGGATTTTCGATATTTTCGACAATTCCATTCATTGGTAATCCAGTAAATTCTCTTCCTTTACAGAATCATCTTTTAGCAAATTCATATGTATCTTTTGATACATGCGTTTTGCTTTCAGATAATTCCACACCTAGATAATTCATTCATTTTATATAAGTTCTTGAGACTTTATCGTTTTTTATGACGATATCATCTCCAAGAATTATGTAATCTGAAAAATTATCTATACCATTTAGTTTTGCACATCAGTGTAAGACTAAATGGTGTGTAAGTGTAAAGGCAGCTCAGGAAGAATATGAAC